TGTACTGTGGGAAGTATCCTCGGCGCCAGTTATTAGCACCATCGCAACATATAATCATTTGTCCGTACTGGTCACGAAACTTTTTGTTATACATGCGTATTGAGTTTAGCATCATATGGCGAAGCATTTGTTCGTCATTGACTTTGTTGACAGCGATGGTAGCGACAGCGATACCACTAAAATCCATGAGAATCATAATTATTTCACCTCCATGATATATTCTTTGGGAAAATCATAGTCATTACAGAATTGTAGTAGATTAGAGTTTTTGCCAAAGAAGGCATAGACCGGATTTCCACCACCCGGTCCATTATGGGTGATAAGTTTAATTGCAATATTGTATTTTTTGGTGTCATTGATAAGTTCAATGAGTGGACAATCGTATGAAATGTCAAGTTCGATAGTGTACATTTTAGCTCCTTCTTGATTGTAGTATTATTATACCACAGTTTTTCAAAAAAGTAAACTATTATTTTGCTTCTTGCTTCGGTAAATGTTTTGAATGAATTTTGCATCCTATAAACTCGTTATAGTAATCATCTCTTAATAAGACATCATGCTTAAATTGTAACTTAGCTTCATAGTATGACATCTCGCCTTTTGTCTTACAAAGTATTAGGATCTCTCTTTTGTAACTATCTTGCCCTCGCTGTTCAACGAGTACTTGAAGTTCTTTATTAGATCCATAATATTCTCGCCAGTCTGACTCGACTTTAGTTCTTTGCCTTCGAGTTCTTTTACTATTCTTTGGTAATACCTTAGGCCTCCAGAAGTTCTTTTTACCGATATATTTTTTGTTTGTATCCAGTTCTGTGATAAGGTACACAAATCCTTGGTACTCATCTGGGGTTTCATCATAAGGGTTTCCATCATATATCCACATACATTTATTTATTCATTGTCTAAGAGAACAGGTTCGGTCTTAGCACCACACATAGGGCAATAGTCAGGATAATCATATGTAATAACTTTGCAAGTATTATCACACTCCTCACATTCAATTAAGTAGACGTCTTCCACAATCTTCCTTTATCTCTAGTTTTCTATCGTCTGATGCAGTGTACCGTTCTACAATTTCATCATCAGTTCGACCACATCCTATACACATATTATCTTGCAATACGCATATGTTTTGACACGGTGATTCAATATCAGAAGTCAATTTCGCATGCACCGCCAGCACACGCGGCCGCGCCCATCGTATCTACGTCTGTAAATACCTGCTCTGTTAAATCCATGTTCCAATTTACTGGTGCTAGATTTTGCTGGATTTTATTCCACTTGTGGAATAAGTAAGAATCTTTGAGACAGTGTTCAGCGATTTTAAGATCACCTTTCGCATAGTTATTTGCAAAGTTCTCGAACCGGCGAACCCAATCTTGCCTTGCAGAATTTTCTGAAGACTCTAAGCTAATATCCATACCCATACCCTGTGCTGTAGAACATGCGTCCCACAAGTTCGGAAATACTTTCATGGCGTCTACTACAAGACCGGATGCAAAGATTGCGGCTGGCCCATATTTTTTTACCATTTGCTTTTCATCAATTACTGCAGTATTAGGTGCTTGATTAAAATCTTTGTCACCTGACATGCTTAGAAAAGAAATACCTGAAAAAGAATAGCGGTTTTCAAATACGTATTTTTCTACTTCGTCCCAATCATCAACAATAATAGTATTAGAGACATTATGACGAATACCTTCATCAGCACACAGTTCCTCATTTGTACCAGCAATGACCCAGTGCTTTTGTGCTTTTGCAACCAATTCTAAATGCTTGACACCATAGAGTTCATCCTTATACATTGATCCTTTATGTGGTACAATAGGATACGAGATCACTACGTCCGTACCATTTGCTGACCATACTGATTCTTCTACCATATATGGATTTGATCTTACAATTGCCTGAGTAATTTCAGACTCTTTGTTCATTTGAATGTTGCGAATGTATTTTGATGAATGTTCAGCATGGATACCAGACGCTGTTTGGAGAAGGACTGAAGCATTACCGCTAGGCTTAACACAAGTAGTCCGAGCGGCAGCATTAATACCAATAATAGCTGCGACTTGTTTATTAACATCTTTGACAATTTTTGCACCTTTTTCTAAAACTTTTGCATTAAACAATACATCTGGGTTATTCATCCATCCGGTAATCGAAACACCGAGCAATGCTTCTCTGTCGAAGATTTCTTTTGATACTGGTGATATAAATTTAAAGTCGGTGTACCCTGCTTGTAGGGTACCGAGGATAGACGCTGCTCGGCATGCCTTATAAAAGTCTTCCTCGGTATGGCACATACCACCATTGATCTCCGTCAGGTTGCAACCTTGCCATCCAGACTGTCCGTCTTTTTGAGGGTACATACCGATTTCCACACAAGGATTTGTTGTGTGTTCTTTCGAAGTGGTGAAATAGAATCCTGGTTCTCCAAATGATTTAACTGATTCCATGATCTTTGCAAACATATCTGGTGTTGCTTCATCCCGTACAATGACTGCTGAGTTATTCGACCTGCCTCTTTGTGCATTGTCCATAAACCAGTTGCCAGTTTTTGCGGTCATCATTTCTTCGTCTTCCGGAGAGAACAGACAGATAGTCGCTGAACGACGAACACCGCCAGATAAGACAGCGTCTGCCGCGTGCATGCAAATATCATAGACTTGAATTGGACGAAGAGAGACTGCTTCTTTTGAATCGATAACTAAATTTTGTAAGATAAGTTCTATCTTGTCGAGAGAACGACGTAAACCTTCTGGACCTGGTGCTTTAAAGCCACCGGATATTTTAGCACCTTTTGGCCTGATCTGTGTAAGATCAAAGAAAACTCTACGCCCTTCAAAATCTGTATGTTTACCACCACCGACAAAATAAGAAGACATAAGAACATCAAGTGCTGAAGCCCAACCTTCGATTGAGTCTTCTACAATATATCCTTTGGCCTGCTTATTTCTATTTTTAATTTGAGGAAGTTTCGCGACATGGTGTTCTTGTACAGAGAAACCTGCACCTGCACCACACAACAAAATATAAAAGTATTCGCCGAAAAAATCTGGACGATCAGCATAAGAGGATGTGCAGTTGTACATTCTCATCTGGTGTTTTAATAACTGGTCACCGCCAAACTGCAAAGCCCGTTGAGCACCTAAGACGCGTTGTTCTTTATACGCTGTACGTGCTTCTTCGATGAAACTTGTTAACTTGCCATTTGATTCTGCATAGTTGTCTTGGTGCATTTCTATAACACGATCAACTGCTTCGTCCCATGACTCGTAGCCACCGTTTCCGTATTCTTTAAATCGTGAATACCCATCATAAAATTTAGTCTGCGACAAAAACTCTCTCGTGTCTACGTTTGGTGTAGCCATTTCATACCTCAATTTGCTGATTTTTTTTATTTTCTGATAGTATTATATATCAAAACGCAGAGTTTGTAAACCGTTATTTTATGGTTTCAGGGACTCTGCGTATAAAAAAAGATAATTATTTTTTTACATCATTGCAATATCGTTATATTCTTCGTTGAAGTGCGTTTCTAACATATCAATTCGATCTGTGGCTGCAGCCATCTTGTCAAGCTCTTCTTGGATAGCTTCAACAATATCACTGTGTTCACCGATACCTACACTCTGATTCATATAGACCATGACGTTAGTCTTAGCTCGCTCGAGGTCACCTTCCGCGTGCATACGTGCAGCTTTAATTAATTGATGTTTCATACAACTCATTTTTCTTTCTCCAATAATTTATTTTCATTAAATTCATTAAGGCCATCTATCTTACAGTTACGTTTACGATGACCATTCCACGCTACAAACCCACCAATACGCAAAGCCCAGAACGCCAGGTTATTTAAGAAATGAAAACCATTCTGTTCAATGTTTATATCTCTAAAGATTTCATCGGCACGTTTTTGTGTTAATACACCCATAGTTTCTTTTCTATATTTTCGCAGTAGTGTTTCATATTTATAAGCATAGTCATGCACAAGCCCACCCATCAGTAGTACACCTGTTGGTGATAGCCACGTGTGTAAGAACTTTGGAATCGAAGCACCGTCAAAAACAAAGCCGGCTGGTATTACATACCACTCGCCGTTTACTTTAAACGCCCAGTCACTTGCAACCATCCAATGTCTCGTACCCGTGAGCCACATCCATATTGCACCCCAGAAACCTTTACCGGCTGTTGCTATAGGAATCGGTCTTAGCTTTGGCATCACATTATATTCGAATCCAATAAGC